CGCATCAGAAGGTGGAACAAGAATACAAGTTCCAGAGTTCAACCCAATTTCACCAACTGAGGAAATCTTAGATGGTACAGCAACTTGGGGTACTAGCAATGGTGGTTACTTAACACCACAAAAGATTGGTACAGGAACACAGATTGCAACTATCTGTCATAGAGGTTTTGCATATGCTGTTGATGATGTAGCTGTATTGGCTGCTGGTGAAGATCCAATGGGTCATATCAGAAACCAAATTGCAGATGCTATCAACAAACTAAACTCTGCAAGACTATTCAGTATCTTAGATGGTTTGTTTGGTTCTGGTTCTGGCCCATTAGGTGCAAACTTACTTGATTTAGGTAAGGCTGCTGCTTCTGGTGCTGATACTGATAACTTCTTGACAGCTTCTACTGTTGCAAGAGGAAGATCACTTCTTGGAGAAAGAGGAGAAGAGCTAGATACTCTAGTTATTCACCCATCTGTTGCTTACTACCTATATCAGGTTGGTATGCTTACATTCTCAAC